CCCGCGAAATTCTATCATGCCCTCGTCAATAACGTGGAACACTTCCGGCCACATTAGGCGACCATCAACGAATGTTAAAGCTGCAAAGCCTGACCGCCAGTTGCGAGGCGTGTCCATAGCGTATTGGAACTGCGGCCCCCAAGGGTGTGCCATTGTGCCAGTGTCTACACCGTAGCGAGTTCCGTTGTAATCAGAGTAAGGAGTTACTTTAAGCGAATGTAGATGACCTGTAACCATACTTTTGCCTGATCCAGCAGTGTTGTTATGGGTCGCATGGACGCCACCTTTCCAACGGTGCATGATAACCGTCTCATCATTAAGCCAAAGCGACCAGCAATGTATCCAGTCTGGAAAGCTGTCGCTAAGATGAAGTCCTGCAACGCCAGCAAACTCCGGTGCCACAGACGCGAGACGGGCCTCAAATCTGGCATCGTGATTTCCAAGCGTCCAGACAAGTTTTGCACCCTTCGCCGCTGATTGTATCTCCCCAAGCCTTTCCGTACACGCATTGATCTCCTCCTCTACAGTTGGTGTGGATTCCCATCCGTTTGGTGGGTGACGGCTGACACTAGCGCCGTCAAAGGCGTCACCGTTCATTACCACGATCTTAGGCTTGAGCATTTCACAAGCCATGACAAACCCTCTGTGTGCCGTAGACACGATGTCAGGCCAATAGTGTGCATCACTGCCCACCAGCACGACGCCGTTCTCAATGTCCATTGTCTGACGGTTAGGATGATATTCGGTTGGGACGGCGGAAGGGGAATGAATAGGCTTGTCGTATTTCTTCTCAAGCCGTCTCCTTCGACCTAACACAGCACGAACATTGATTCCAAGTTTTCTTGCTGTTTGTGCTGCCCCAAATTGTGTGAACAACCCAATAAAATCTTCATCCGAACAAACAGGTGTCGGCATGCCCAGTCTCCTTAAATCGGTTGCTTCAAGCCGTAGGGACGACCTTGTAGCAGCGCGGCCATTACTTGAACCGGAATCTTTTCCGTATTATCGATGCAGTCCCCAGTAATCCAAGCAACCAGCATCCAAGGTGCTTGAGGGGTATACCAGATTGCAACCTTGTCTGCCACCCTTTGAGACTGTGGTGGGGTTTCGTTGTACGCAGAAACAAACGCTTGGGCCTCACCGTTTTCTAAAACCCGCTCCAGTAACTGATTTGAATTGCGCCGCAGCGTGTCTTCTCGCCATATCTCATATCTAGCAAATAATCCATTTGCGCATTCCGCGTTCGTAACGCCACACAAAATTAAGCCAAATGAAAAGACGATTATCGCGCAGACGTATTTCATTTTCTTTTAGACTTCCACTCAGCCCACACGATCTTCAGCCTAATAATCACCGCCACTAATGTGACTAGCCCAACTGCGATACTAATTCCGCCATCAAAGAAATCCATCCATGTCAGACTGATGGCTGGCACGATGACGGCAATGTCGGCTGCAATTTTGTCTTTCATTTCGGGTGGCTCCCGTTGTGCATTTTGTACATCCGCTCAGAACTCTCGCGCAGATACGTTAATTCTTTCTTAACTTCTGCAATTTCTCGCGACTGTTTGTCGAGGTTCGCTGGTGATAGTATATGACCTAGTACGCCTACCTGATGTTTAAACACCGCCGAACCACTCTCAATAGTATCAAGCCTCGTGTTAATGATTTCCATCTCTCTTTGGACAGCCTTTAGGTCTTCAATGACACGGGAAAGCTGAGATTTCACCACTGCGAACGCCCCAGCCAAAGTTGCAACAAGGCTGATAAACTGTACTAACTCACGGGTTCCTAGTTCCATAGTTTAGCCCCTGCCCGGTTGGCCCACACGATTGCTCCAGCGATGACCACTGCCGAAATGACGGCTATCATTTTTAAAGCCTCAATAATGTACCTAATAATTTTATCGTAGAACGCTTCATCTTCTAGCGCTTGTGCAGCCGCTGCTTCTTTAGCTTTCTTACGCTTTGCCTTACGCTCTTCAAGCAGTGCTTCACGAGTAGCTAGAATTTCATCCCACGCCCCAAGGCCAAAGCGATTATCGATTCGGATGCCCAAATTTTCTATCTGGCGATCCACCTGCTTCTGCTCTAAGACCATAGCAGCTACTGCACCGACGCTTAGTTCGTCTTCTTCGTCTTCGCCCATCTTCTTACTAAAGAACTTGTGCAGCTTTGACTTAGGCTTGGCCGTCTTCTGTTTCTTTTTGAGTTCTCTTGCAGCCGCGTCCCGGTGATGGAACAGCGCGTCTAGTCCTGCACTAATTCCTTGCACGTCATTAGCCGTATCAACCGCTGACTTAACAGCATCGACTGCACCTTTAACTAAGGCAAATGCTGCAAGAGATTCAGCGATCATTGTTAGCTAGGCTCTTGAGGCCAAGTAATATTATCCACGTCAGACTGTGATGGCACGTCTCTCAGGGCTTGGCGATACGTTGCCCATGCCGCTGTGTCGCCGGGGGCGTCTGCTACTTGGGTGTAGTCGGATGCAGCAAGAAGCTGGTCTCGTTGTGATCTAACTTCAGCCCACTTAGCTGCAAGAGCGTCAGCGGCTTCTTGATCCGTATCTACAACAACTGAACTTCCAGATACTCTAAGATAGCCTTGAGAACCACTTGGCAGTTCCGCATAGAATGCGTTGCTGTACCCTTCGCTGACCATAATCGCTACATTCGCTTGTGCAGCATCTTCTGTGTCTGCTCTGCCTTCAGCGAGGATTACGTTATTGCTGTCCCATTCGGCTACACATATGTATGTCATGCTCTTGCCCGCCTATATAATATGAACTCGCCCGAAGTAAAATTGCCTGACGTTGCAACTACGCGAAGTGCAGTAACAACTGCCGCTGTTTCGTGCGCTTGTGAAAGCAAACCCCCGACGTAGTCACCAGCGCTATTTTCGCCCCAAAATCTCAGAATAGCTTGTGTAAATTCATTTGCCGCAGGATTGTGAATTACCATGTCACCGTGCCACTTCTCAGTAGCGACTGCGCCACCTAGTGTTGACAAGACCCACCAAGTAAAACCAGCCGTTGGGGCGTTGGCAGCGCTGATCACAGTAGTGTCATAACGAAATCCGCCGCCCTTGTAGCCAGATGTTACAAAGGTTGGGCCAGCGCCTGTCCCTAACTGAACCTTTGGCGCGTTTGCGGCTGAAGTATCTGCGCTGTTTTTTATGTCTGTGCAGGTAATGTAATAGTCGTACCCGGCTTCAATAGTATGACTGAATGTCATTGTTGTGCTGCTCGATGCTGTTTCTTTCTCAACAAACTCCCATGCTCCCCCGCCAGCAGGGGCTGCGCTAGTCCATGCAGAACCATTAGAAGTCAACACATTACCTGATGTTGACGGTGCTACATACGGAAGTGCTAAATCAAGGATGCCTTGGACAGTGTCTTCTTTTAATTTGCCGCTGTCCGTTGCGTCAGAGAAAATAATTGCATCAGCCGCTGTGATTGTTGTGTCTGTTAATCCAGCTAGTCCAGCGTGAAGTCCGGCAGGTGTGACGGCTCTCACCGTGTCGGTTCCTGTTGTGACTTCAGCCGACGTTGCAAGCTCCACAATACCGGAAGCTGTTGCCGACGCAGCCGACTCATCACCCGTGTTTGTGCCACTTAAATTGTTGGCTGCAATGTTTCCACTGTCGTCAGCCGTTACACCAGAGTTTTGTAATATTTTACCGCCTGTTCCATCATACCGAGCTAACGCATTGTCTGTGGCAGATGCTGGGCCAGATACGTCACCAGACCCATCTGTGCCTTTATCGCCAGCACGAGCAAAGCCAATAAATGTGGCTTCAGAATTACTAAATGTTCCGTTAGATGAAACATGAGTGACTGCAATTTGGACCCACCCAGAATTGTCGGTTAGGCCAGTTATGTCAAAACTAGCAATGTCACCGCTTGCCGTTGTAAAACTTAACGACCCTTTGACGGTGTTTGTGCTATCATCAAAAGATATGATGACGGCTGACCTGTCATTACCGCTTGCGTCTAAATCGTCGATTGCAATCGCGGAGACGCTAGATATTGTTCCATTATTAAATCTGACATTTCCGCTACCCGGATCAGCCATAGTTGTTGTTGTGCTAAAATTGTATGATAAGACAGAAGCAGACGCCGCAGAAGCTGATGCAGACGCCGCAGAAGCTGATGTCGATGCTGATGATGCGCTTGCGGATGCTTTGGTAGAATAGTGCTTGGCGCTGTATTCGCTGCCATCAACAGTATCGTCTTCTGCTGCGGTAGCCCACTCTTTGGCTGCGCCCTTGCCAGCAGTGTCTGTGACACCTGTACCGCCTATCGCATACGCCTTGGAACTGTACTCAGAGCTTTCCACCACTCCGTCAGTTTTTGTTGCCCAGTTCTCGGCCAACGTTGACTGAGTGATATCAATGTATGCAGAAACAATCTGGAAGTTTGTGCCGTCATAAATGGCAATAACCTTTTGGCCGTTGACAATATCCCCGGCGTCCATCGCGTCAGTGACGTTCTTCTTTAATGATTTAACGCCAACGCTGTCCACGTTAATCGTCACCGCGCCAGTGTTTGTTGCACCAGCCTCAAAGGCTATGACAAGGCCGTCATAGTATGCTGACAGAGTTTGGTTCGCAGAGATAGTAATTGCGTTAGCCGACCCTCCAGCAGAAAGTGAGGCGTTCGTGTCCTTGTCCCAACGTGCAATGATGCCCTCTAATGCGCGAGCGCCATTGTTCACTGTGGACGGCAACTGGTTCTCTGGGAACCGTGACGTGTTGTCTGCGTCTACGACGTTTAGTGAATTTATTTCAGCCATTGTTGTTGTGCTCCTAACACGCCGCCAGTGTACCCGCCAAGGCCGCTAGTTGCACCTTGGAATAGACCGCCACCATAACTTAATGGGCGCATAATTGCACC